ACTTGGGCAAGAAGAGGCGATGTAGGGCCAAGTATAGCCGAAACAATGATATCTGAAGGCTGTAGGTGGAGACCATCAGACAGGTCACCTAAAAGTCGCATAAATGGTAAACTCGAGTTACATAAAAGATTATATGTTGACCCAGATATACAATATCCCGGAATGTTTATATTTTCAAACTGTATTAATTTAATTAGAACACTTCCTTTACTACCAACTGATAAAAATAATCCAGAGGATGTTGACACACACGCAGAAGACCATGCTTATGATGCCTTACGATATGGAGTTATGAGTAGACCCTTACATCCCCATTCAATGCAAACGCATTGGGAAAGACCTAGAGAAACTAAATTTGAACCCTCTGATAAAACTTTTGGATATTAAAAAAAAATATATGAATAAAAAAGAAGTTCTATGTAGCTGTGATGCTACAATACCGGAAGCAATTAAAATTGGTTACAGAGATTACAAACTAGAGGCATGGAAACAAACTGTTGCTACAGCTAATGAAGCAAGTGGGCAGTTTTTTATTAAAGAAGGTGTCTTGGGGTATAGCCAAGAAGAAAAAGGAGTTTCTCACGCTAATACAATATTACATGAAGTTATGCATGGCATAATATATCAATGGAATATGGAATTAGATGATAAAGTTGAAGAAACAGTAGTTAGTGGTTTAGCTAATGGTTTAACAACAGTATTTGTAGATAATCCAAAATTATTAGATTATTTACGATTAAAAATTAAGGAGGGTGGATAATGCCACAACCAGTATTAACAAAATATAAACAGGGAGACATTCCCAAGGATTATCCAAAAGATACTCCTAAAGGACAGAAGCTTGACTTAAAACCTCATTGCAATTACGAAGACAGACCAACAGACTTTCCTGCAAAGAAAGAAAATAAAATAGAATCATCTTTTTTTAAGATGGCTAACGAAAAGGATTATTAATATGCCTGCAATGATAACATTAGCAAAATACTTAGCAAAAGCTAGTTCTGCTGCTATTCAAAGATATAGGGAAACGGGTATATTACCATCATTTGTAATTAAGCCTAATAAATCGCCAAAAGCAAAGCTTAAAAGAACAGGTAATCCACCAAAAAGTGCAAAAAAGAAACCTAAAGAAAAACCTAAAAATAAGATTTTTGGGATGGGTGATAAATACAAACAAACTCCTAAAAAAAAACCCAAGGAACTACTAAAAAAAAACCCAAGGAACTACTAAAAAAAAAAACAATAAGGAAATACATATATGGAAATGAAATTAGAAACAAAAAAATATAAACAAGGGGAATTTGGCTCTGTAAGCGGAATGGCTAAAAAAGAAAAATTAGACTCTAGCATGACAAAAAAATATTCTCAAGGGGAATTTTCTGCTGATGTAGGTAAAAATGCTAAAGATAAAATAGCATCGTTCGCAAAAGAAAAATACTCACAAGGCTCACACAATAGTTAATTTATAATGGCTAACAAACCAGATGAAATAGTCTCCTTAGAAGGGGATAAAAACCAAACATCTATTCAAGATGATTTATTAGTTGGTGTTATTAAGGGGAAATTATCTTCTTCTGAAGATGCACGATTTTTTGATGAGGAGAGATGGCTAAGAGCATACAGAAATTATCGTGGAGTATATGGTAATGATATGGCTTTTACAGATACAGAAAAATCTCGTGTATTTGTTAAAATAACTAAGACAAAAGTTTTAGCAGCTTATGGTCAGATAACCGATGTATTATTTTCTTCTGGAAAATTTCCTATTGGTGTTAATCCTACACAAGTGCCCGATGCAACTTCTGAGTATGCCCATATAAATAAAAATAAAAAAGAAGATGCCGAACCAGAAGAAGAAGAGAATCCTTATGGGTTTTCTGGTGATGGTAAAGAAGTACCTAAGGGTGCAACTTATGATGATATGCTAGGAGGTTTATCCGAAAAGTATAAAGGTGAAGCAGAGTTTACAGAAGGCCCTTCACCAGATTTAAAAGCAATGCCACAAATTGAACCTGCACAAGAATCTGCAGACAATATGAAAAAACTTATTCTTGACCAATTAGAAGAGAATAATGCTACAAAAGAGTTAAGACATACATTATTTGAAATGGCTTTATTAGGAACAGGTATTCTTAAAGGGCCTTTTACATTTGAAAGAGATTTGCATCGTTGGACACAAGACCCAGAGACAGGTTCTTCTGCTTATACACCTTCTAAAAAAGTTGTACCAATGGTTGAGGCTGTTAGTTGTTGGGATTTTTATCCAGACCCAGAAGCTACAAAAATAGAAGATTGTAATTATGTTATACAAAGACATAAATTAAATGCCAGTCAATTAAGAGATTTAACAAAGAGACCTTTCTTTAGAGAAGAAGAAATAATTGCAACATTATTAGAAGGGCCAAACTATCAAGTTAAAGGCTACGAGCATAGATTGCAAGATAGAGAAAATCAAACAGAATTTGAAAAAGAAAGATTTGAAGTTTTAGAATACTGGGGTAAAATGGATAAAAAACTTGCAGAGGAAGCAGGTTTAGATATAGATTTACTTAGCGATGATTTAGATGAAATACAAATTAACTGTTGGATATCTGGACAAAGAGTTCTTAGGTTAGTATTGAATCCATTTACACCTGCTAGAATACCATATTTAGTAACTCCTTATGAATTAAATCCATATCAATTATTTGGTGTTGGAGTTCCAGAAAATATGGAAGACTCACAACAAATTATGAATGGTCATGCAAGAATGGCTATTGATAACTTAGCCTTAGCAGGTAACTTAGTATTTGATGTTGATGAAACAATGCTAGTGCCGGGACAAGATTTAAAAGTATATCCGGGAAAAATATTTAGAAGACAGAGTGGTATGCCGGGTCAATCTATTCATGGGTTAAAGTTTCCTAACACCGCACAAGAAAATTTACAAATGTTTGATAAGTTTAGACAACTAGCTGATGAATCAACTGGTATACCTTCTTACTCACATGGACAAACAGGTGTACAATCCACGACAAGAACTGCGGCAGGAATGTCAATGTTAATGGGTGCAGCAGCACTTAATATAAAAACAGTTATTAAAAACGTAGATGATTATTTATTAAAGCCTTTGGCTCAATCTTTATTTCAATGGAATATGCAATTTAATTCTGATGTACCTGCTATTGTAGGGGACTTAGAAGTAAGTGCACAGGGAACACAATCACTAATGATGAAAGAAGTTCGCTCACAAAGATTAATGACATTATTACAAGTTGGAGCAAATCCTACTATTGCACCATTTATAAAATATCATGCTGTACTAAGGGAGATAGCAAAAACTCTGGATTTAGACCCAGACCAATTAATTAATGACCCCGAAAAAGCAGCAATATACTCAGAAATAATAGGAGCAGCAAATGGAAATCAACAAACTCAAGGCAATGGTCAGCAACCCCCTATGGGGGGAGGTGGAGGGGTTCCTGCAGGAGCAAATCCAAACGACCCAACTGGAACTGGAGGTGGCAACATCGGAACTGGAAGTGTACCGCAAACAGGGGAGTCTGGCTTCTCTTCGCAAACTTCTAATGCTCAAGGAGCGAATTAAAAAATAATGGCAACTGATTTTAAAACAAGTCCAACCGAAGGTACTGTAACAGGTTTAGCTTTAAAAGAAGCTACCAATAAAACAAATTATAATAAACAAAATGTTAGTTATAAAATGAAATACAATGCTACCACAAAACAGTGGGAGCAAGAACAGATAATGACACCCTTAGTTGCGATGACCTATCCGGGAATACGGACTAAAGATGGTGGAACAAAAAATATAAGTGGTGGTTTAAAAGATGCACCAGTTGTAAAACCTATAGACGACCCATTTCATAATACACTACAAAATCCTAAGCTACCAGATACACCAGAAACACCAATAACAGCCCCTTCAACAGGTATAGGTGGATACCAACAGACACGACAAAATTATCAAGACTCACAGACAGTTCAAGGTGTACAAAAATCAGCAGGTGTTTCATACTCACCAGACCAAATGAATTCTGTTTCAGAATCTCGAAGAACACGTAGCGAGATGAAATATTCTGTTATGCCGGGTGGTTACAATAGTCGTTCAGATGCTCAAGTTTTATCTCAATCTGGAGAAGCAGGAGTATTAAGAGATTTACTAAATCCTACTGCTACAAAAGATAACTCAAAAATGATTTCTGCTCTTGGTGGAGTACCTGTCCTTGGTAGCATTACTAGATTAGCAGGTTTTATGGGGCCTCGTTCTGAAAAATCACAGATAGAGAGATTATTGAAAAGTGGAATGATTAATGTTACAGGCTCCGATGGTAAATCTTTAGATTACGATACTGCTCTTAAAACTTTAACAGAGGATGATAAAGGAAGATTAAAAATTCTTAAAGGCGAAGATTTAATTAACTCTGGTTACAAAATTACACAAAATAAAACTATTGCAAATGAATATAAAAACTCTCCTGCATTTATGAATATAAAAGAAGATAAAGCAAATAATTATGTTACTACTTCTGGCATACAATTAACAACATTAAATCCTGTTATGGGTAGTGCCGGTACAAGTTTATTTGGTATACTGGGAGAAAATAAAGGTGCTAGCCAAACTAACGGAGAACAAGTATTAGTTATTGAAGGGTCTGGTGCATATAGAAGTGATGGTAAATTTGTATCAATGGGTGGAGAAATATATTCTCGTGGTACTGCAAGCGATGCAAAATTATCAGCTAATGGTGGATTAATACCTACAGATGTTTTAAAAAGAATGACAAATAAAGATGGAACTTTAAAAGATTTGTACCAAGCAGGTGGTGACTTTGAAATAGATTCTAATATGATTGATTCTAATGGAAAATATATTGGCAAAGTTGTTATGGAGAATAGAAATATAGTAGATAATAATGGTAATGTTGTAGGTAACACAGCACCAGATGGCTCCCAAGATAAACAAAACCATAATGATAATCAACAAAAAGAACAAGATGATATTAGAGATGAAACAGATGATTATTTCGATGAAATTTATGGAAGTGACCCAGAGCCAGAAACTAGAAGTGGAGGAGGGGGAACAACAGCACCCGGACAATCTGGCGGTTATCAACATGGTGGAAATGATAGTGGAAGTGATAATTCATCAAAAGATAAAAAAATAATCTGTACAGAAATGTATAGACAAACACAATTAGATGATTGGCAAAGAACAATAAAACTTTGGTACATATTCCAACAGAAGCATTTGTCAGAAACACATCAAAAGGGATATCATTTTTTATTTAGACCTTATGTTAAAGGTATGCAAAAATCAAGTATCTTAACTTCTATTGGTAAGCATATGGCACAGGAAAGAACAAAAGATATAAAACATATAATGTATGGTACAGAATTTTCTTTAAAAGGAAGAGTATATAGAACAATATTAGAACCTATTTGTTATATAATAGGTTTATTTATAAGAGGATAACATGGCAGAACAACAAATGCAAAATCAAAGTATGGTACAACGCCCTCCTATGGGAGATGGTGGCGAGTCTATGCCTGTAGAACAAAATCAAGGTACGGAACAAAATCCAGAGCAAGCAAATAAAAATGTTCTTCAGCAGTTAGAGCAAAAAGCTATGTCGTTACCTCCAGAACAAAAACAAGTAATAGCACAAAGTTTAACACCAGAATTTAAACAAGCAGTTATACAAATTTTCGGTGCAGAAATTAATCCATTTATTGATGTATTAGAATCTGCTATCGGAGACGAACCCAATCCTAACCCAGAGCCTCCTATGATGGCCAGTGGTGGAGAAGGCATGATGAACAGGCCACCTATACAGCCTAGTGGTGAAGCAGGGGGATTAGTCCCTCGACCACAACCACCTATGGCATAGTATAGCCCCACTCTGGGCGACCTGCTTTCCAACAGCACCCACAAGGAGATAAAATGGAAGATAATAAAATTGAAGAGACTTCAGCAGAGGTAGAGCAATTAGGCATTACAACTGAAGGAGACAATTCTAAAAAACCTTTTTTAGAACAAAGACCTTATCATAATAAGTATAAAAGTGATAAAGATATAGAAGCAACAGCTACCGCTCAAAGTACGGACACCGAAAGAACTGACGAGATTCAAGAGGCTACTCCAGAACAAGAAGAACGCCCTGTAAATGCTGAAGATAAAGTTTTTAAGAAGCGATATGATGACTTGAAACGTCATTATGATTCTGCCCTAACAAAGCATAAATCACAAGTTTTAACTTTAAAAAAACAATTAGAGAGTTCTGCAACTTTTATTCCACCTAAAGACGAAAAAGCTTTAGAGGAGTGGAGAAAAGAATATCCAGATGTGTATGATGTTATTAAAACAGTTGCACAAAAGGAAGCAGATGACAAAGGAAAAGCCTTAGCAGAAAAACTATCTAAGCTTGAAGTAGACCAACAAACTGTTGCGAAGCAAAAAGCGGAAGTAGAATTGTTACAGCTACACCCAGACTTTAATAAAATTAGAGAGAGTCAAGATTTTCATGATTGGGCATCTGTCCAAGATAATGTAATTCAAGGTTGGCTTTATGATAATTTTAATAATTCTCAATTAGCGTCAAGAGCAATAGACCTTTATAAAATGGATAAGGGAATAAAGAAATCTGATGTTAAAAAGGATAATGCCAAAGAGGCATCTAAATCTGTTACTTCTACTAATAGAGGTTCAGAGAGAGATGTTAAAGGTAAAAAAGTTTGGTCTTTAAATGCAATATCAAAATTAAAACCAAGTGAATTTGCTAAGTTTGAGAAAGACATCGACCTCGCAAGGGCCGAAGGTAGAATCACAAATTAACTTAAATTAAAACGGAGGATTACACATGGCTATAACTAACGCCACTGGATATAGTAGTTTACCAACAGGTAACTGGCTACCAGTAATATACAGTCAAAAAGTCCAAAAGTTCTTCAGAACTGCATCAGTTGTAGAGGATATTACCAATACAGATTATGCAGGTGAAATTGAAAATTATGGAGATACTGTCAACATAGTAAAAGAACCAACTATTACAGTTGCGGCTTATACTAGAGGTGGAGCAATTGCTACGCAAAATTTAGCAGACGACCAACTACAATTAATAGTTGACCAAGCTAATGCATTTGCTTTTAAAGTTGACGATATTGAAGAAAGACAATCTCATGTAAACTGGGAAGCTTTGGCTACTTCTTCTGGAGCATATGCTCTAAAAGATTCATACGATGAAAACGTAATTGCAGCAATGGTCGCAGGAGCAGGAACTACTACTGGTAGTGATGGCTCTGGTTCAGACACTGGTTTCGGAACTTCCGAAGTCGACCCAATGGACATTCTAGCAAGTTCAGCTAAAATACTTCATGCAAATGATGTACCAACTGATAACAGATGGTTTTTAGCATCTCCAGAGTTCTATGAACAACTTGGAAACGCTTCATCAAAATTAATGGATGCTTCCATTACTGGTGATGGTTCATCACCTTTAAGAAATGGTCAAGTTATTGCAGGAATGGTTAATGGTTTTAAACTATACATGACTAATAACTTTGCTGCTTCAACAACGTCTGATTATTATAAAATATTAGCAGGACATATGTCTTCAACAGCTACTGCAAACGCTATTGCAAAAACAGAAGTTGTTAGAGACCAAGAATCTTTTGCTGATATAGTAAGAGGACTTCATGTCTTTGGTAGAAAAGTGCTTCGTTCGGATGCACTTGAATGCAGACATCTATTGATTGATTAGGGAGAATATTTATTATGCCTACATATGACGTAAGAGGGCCGGGAACAACTGGCTCAGTACCTTCTAGAATGAATCCGGGAACTAGAGTTCCTTATTTAGTAGAGGTTACTGTAGACGTGTCGCAAGTTGCGGCAGGAGCAGGAACAGCAACTGGTGATGTATTACAGGTAATAGATATACCTGCTGAAACTTTAATCCTACACGCAGGTATTGAAGTTATTACAGCATTGTCTAGTTCTGTAACTTTGGATTTAGGAATTACTGGCGGAGACGTTGACACATTTGTTGATGGCGATGCTAATGCAACAGGATACAGTGTTTTAACAGCTACAGCTAGACCAATAATAGCAAGTGCTGATACACTTGATGTATTAGTTCTAAGTGCAGCATCAACTGCGGGAAAAATCCGTGTTTTTGCTATACTTTGTGATGTTAAAGGAATCGATGAGAATGACAGACAATCTGCATCTCAACACGATACTGACGTATCATAAGATAATATAATAATGGGGGCTTCGGCCCCCTTTTAAAATAAAAGGAATAAATGACAACATATAATTTAAGAGAAAAAAGTAATGTTTCATCCGGACAAAGAGTTACTATGATGGGTGTGCCAGAAAATGATAATTCTTTACTTGAAAGTAGAGTAAATAAATTAGAAAATAAATTAAATAAAATATTAAATCTATTAGAAGATAAAAAACAAATTAAAAAATAATGGCAACATATCTAGTATTAACAAATAGTGTACTTAACGAATTAAACGAAGTTGAATTAACTTCAGCTAACTTTACTTCAAGTCGTGGTGTACAGACATCTGTAAAAGGATTTATAAATAAATCTATAAATGATATTTACAACCAAGTATGGGAATTACCAAGTTTATATAAATCAACAAAACAAAGCACATATGGTGGTACTAGAGAATATGATTTACCTTCAGCAGATTCACCTCAAAGTGGTGATTTATCTTATAGAAGAATTGATTGGGATTCATTTATATTGGTACCAAAAGAATTAACTACTAATGGTGAATTTACTTCTAATATTACTAGTTGGTCTACAATAGCAGGTGCAGGAAGTGCTGCTTATACAAGTACAGGAAGTGGTCGTTTACGACTAAATGATTATGCGGCTTATCAATCATTAACTACAGTTGTTAATACAAGATATAGAATACAAGTAAAAGTATTTGATACTGGCAGTGTAGGACAAGCCTTAAAAGTACAAGTAGGGACTGCGGCAGAAGGAACACAAAATTTAAGTACAACATTAACAGTTACAGATTTTGGTGCAGGTGCAGTTTTAGATACAACATTTACAGCAACATCTCAAACAACATTTATAACAGTAAACAATACAACTACATCTACAAATCTTGATGTTGATTATATTCGTATATCAGAAGATGTTGGAGTTAAAAAATTAAGATACATGTCATACAATGATTGGAATAGCAATTTATCAGAAAGAGATTTAAGAAATAGTAGTGGTAGTCAAGGTATTCCAGATTTTGTATATTTTACTCAAAGTGGTAAATTTGGTTTATCTCCAGTACCAAAAGATAATAGTTATTCAGTAAAATATGAATATTGGAAAATACATTCTGATTTATCTGCTGTTACAGATAGTCCAGATTTAGAAGGAAGATACCAAGATATTATTGTCAATAGAGCAAAATACTATTTATACAAATTACGTTCAGATATACCATCAGCAAATATTGCTAATGCAGAATTTGAAGAAGGTGTAAAGAGAATAAGATTAGATTTAGTTGAAAGGTTTTCTTATATGAGGACAGGAAAAGTAAACCTATCAAGGAACACATTTAAATAATGCCAGATAATTCACAAATAACCCCTGCAGTCATAACTTGTAATGGTGGTTTAATTTTAAATAAAGATATCTTTGACATGGAACCGGGTGAAGCTTTGCAATTACAAAATTTTGAACCAGATATTGCAGGTGGATACAAAAAAATATTAGGTACTACACCTTATAATTCTGCTATTGTCCCACAAGTATCTTCATCAAATGAAATTGTAGATATGGTTGCTATATTTAATAATGTTACATTGGCGGCAAGAGGAGGTACAGTATATCGTGGAGGTACTAGTGGTAGTTGGACATCTACAGCTACAGGTAAGGGTACTACTTATATATATGACTTTGAAAGATTTAATTTTAATGGTACTGAAAAAATAATAATTGCAAGTGGTACAACTAATGCTTTTACAATAGATACAAGTTTTAATGAAGATATTATTAATGCAACAGGAGGTGGTACAGCACCTACTAGTCCACAATTTGTAACATCATTTAAAAATCATATATTTTATGGTGGTATGTCTAATGCTAATTCTACAATACAATTTTCTGCACCTTTTGCAGAAGATGATTTTACAGCAGGTAACGGAGCAGGAGCAATAAAAGTAGATACAACTATCGTTGGCCTTAAAGTATTTCGTGATAATTTATTTATTTTTGGTGAGGATAGAATTTATAAATTAGGTGGTAGTACATTATCTGATTTTTCTATTGTACCAGTTACAAGAAAAATTGGTTGTGTAGATGGTAAAAGTATTCAAGAGATTGGTGGTGACTTAATTTATTTGGCACCAGATGGGTTAAGAACTATTGCAGGTACAGAAAGAATTGGTGATGTAGAATTAGGAACAGTATCAAAACAAATACAAGAAAGAATTAAAAATATAGGAACAACAAATATTTCATCAACAATAATAAGAGGTAAATCTCAATATAGGTTATTTTATCCTACATCTGGTATATCTGAAATAAATGCTAAAGGTATTATTGCAGTATTAAAACAAAGTCCAGAAGGAGGTTTAGGTTTTGAGTATGCGGATATGAAAGGATTAAAACCTACTTGTTGTGATTCTTCTTTTGTAAGTGGAGTAGAAACAGTAATTAATGGTGGATTTGATGGGTATGTATATTTACAAGAATCTGGGGGTGCTTTTACAAGAGCAGGAACAACCCATATAATAAGTTCATTTTATCGTTCTCCAGATATGACATTGGGTGATGGTGGAATAAGAAAAACAATGCAAAGAGCATTAGTTAATTATGAAGTTAATGAATCAGTAGATATTACTAATCAATTTTTTAAATTACGATATAATTTTGATGATACTAATACTCCTCAACCAGACTCATACACATTATCATCATCTGCTGCATCTGCTGCTTTTTATGGTAGTGGTTTATATGGCACATCAGTTTACAGTGCATCTGGATTTCCTTTAGATAGACAATCAGTTGAAGGTTCTGGATTTGTAGTAGCATTTAAATTTGAAGACACAAGCACAAAGAAAGCAATATCCCTAAAGGGATTTGAATTAGAATTTATACCCGGAGGGAGAAGATAAATGGGAGCAACATATACAAGACAAAGTGGGAGTACAATTGCTGATGGTTCAGTTATTGAGGCATCACATTTTAATGATGAATTTGACCAATTATTAGCTGCATTTGCTACTAGTAGTGGGCATACCCATGATGGAACTGCAGCAGAGGGTGGGCCAGTAACTAAGTTATTAGGTACGGCAATAACTATAGGTGATGCTACAGCAGGTACAGATATAGCCATAACTTTTGATGGAGAATCAAATGATGGTGTATTAACATGGATGGAAGACGAAGATTACTTTCAATTTTCAGATGATTTATTGTTATCAAGTACAGAAAAATTACAATTTAGAGACACAGCAATATATATTAATTCATCTACTGATGGTCAATTAGATTTAGTTGCTGATACAGAAATACAAATAGCAGCTACAACTATAGATATAAATGGTAATGTAGATGTATCTGGTACTTTAACAGTAGCAGGTGCAGTAGACTTTGGAGATGCGGCTTTATCAAATGTAGGTGCAGTACAATTAGACAGCATTGCAGGAGATGGGGATACTAATACATCAATTACTTTTAGTGGTTCTGATGTTATTACAGTAGCAACAGGTGGTGCAGGTAGATTAACTATTGGTGATGGAGCATTGTCTCCTGTTACTAATAATCAAATAGATTTAGGTACAAGTTCTTTAGAATTTAAAGATGCTTTCTTTGATGGTACAGTAACAGCAGATGCTTTTGCAGGGCCTTTAACAGGTAACGTAACAGGAAATGCTTCTGGTACTGCGGCTACAGTAACAACTGCGGCACAATCAAATATTACTTCTCTTGGAACACTAACAACTCTAACTGTTGATAATGTAATTATTAATGGTTCAACTATAGGTCACACTGGTGATACAGACTTAATGACTGTTGCTAGTGGAGTACTAACAGTTGCAGGTGAAGTTGATGCAACATCATTAGATATATCTGGTGATGCCGATATTGACGGGACATTAGAAGCTGATGCTATAACTATAGCAGGAGTAACATTAGCAGAAACTATAGCAGATACAGTTGGGGCTATGGTTAGTTCTAATACAGAATCTGGTATTACAGTTGCTTACCAAGATGCTGATAACACATTAGATTTTACAGTTGGTACGCTTAACCAAAACACAACAGGTTCAGCGGCAACATTAACAACAGCAAGAACA